CTCAACGTTGCTGCACCTGGACGAAAGGATCAGGCACTTTTGCGACGCTTTCCACAGGTTCGTAAACGGTGGTAATACTGAGAAAGTTGTTTCGATTCACAGGTCTCCTACTTACGTTACGATGGAACAATTATCGGAAACGTGGTTCTCATCGCTCAAGTCTAAATACGTTAATAGGCCTGCGTATCCGGGTGACTATGTGGTGCCAGATTTTCCCGGATTGCTTTGTCGTTCTAATTCGAAGACTGTTAGTGCTGATTCAACCATTAGTTCAACAGTTTACTCAGATGTAGTAGATGTTCCTGGCAAATTGATAATAGTTGCAGCAGACGATAGTTCAACAACAGCTGTAAATTTTTCAGATAGGGAAATCGATTCGGTTAAAGATGAGGCTTTGTCGCTGGTTGCTTCGCTGAACGAATTGGATTACGAATCGGTTGATCGTCACGAAGATTTGTCAATAGTCACGAAACGTGTTGCTCCTGAAATCCCTTCAGTACCAGACTTTGTTAGGGATCCTGATCCAGTTCATACATTTAACGAAGTTTATGAGAGATGTATGCCGGGGAACTCTCTCGTAGATAGTCAGAGGGATATGGCTTCCAACACGCTCGATCCACAAGATCGCAACTTGTCGGCGGTCTACATGAGAATGGGCTTAGATCGTAATCCACCGAAAGCTGTCAAGGTATACAAAAGTAAGATAAAGGCTCTCAATGTAACCAAGAGACAAGATATGCTGTCAGAATTATTGAGCGCTGCTGCAGCTCGCAATACCGATCCGCCGGTTGTCTCGAAACCTCAGGATTTTTCTAAATTGCTTCCCGATATCTGGAGGAGATTTAAGCAGATGGCTTGTAGGGATGACGTCGAAGATCTATTGGCTAAGTATCAATCGGACCCAGTTGCTTTGGGAGAAAAGGCTTTTGTTCAGTGGATGGATCAAGTTAAGGACCAAAACGTAATCAAGAGGATCAGTAGTATCATGTCAGATCATGCTAAAGGAGTTGAAGAATACGATGTTGGTCAATATATGATGATGATAAAGGCCGATGTCAAAGTACCATTGTCTACAAAGGTCCAGGGCGAACGAATAGAGCCTCAAGTAATCGTATACCACGACAAAATGCTTTCTGCTGGTTACTCTGCAATCTTCAGGGTTTTGGTTACGAGATTTTTATCATTACTCAAGACAAATGTTCATATAAATCTGCGAAAAGATACCAAGGATATTGCAGGTTTTATCAATGCATTACATCCATTCGATATAACGGACACTGGTCAAGTTATTGATT